GTTGTTCGGGCGTGCCTCTACGGGCAGCCCACATATAAGCCTTAGAATCATACTTAACCTCAATGGTTACAGTACGACCAGCCTTCTTTCCTTTGACATCCCAATCGTAGAATAGTTTCTTTGGAGCCTCTTCAACCTCATATCCCTTGTCCTCAAGGTACTTCATCACAAGGTCTTGACCGTAGTCTCCAGAGATACTTGCTCTTACGAATGTGTTCCTACTCATTTCTTTTGTCTTAAGGCAACCTTCAGTAGTATCAAGTAACCGATTAAATCTTGGACTGTATCTTCAGTCTCATCTGTAATGCCACGCATCTTGATTCGCATAAGCTTATCATCAATGCGACAGCATAGGTTATGAACTGCATCACCACCTGCAAAGATACCAGCAGGGTTAAGTGCTGAATCTCCATAGGCTTCGTTCTTTAGCAGTAGCAAATTCGTAACTGCTTCGGATTCTTCTAATATTAAATCTCTTGTGGTAAACTCTTTACGAGAAACATTCAAGACATTGTTCAACTTGTTTATATAATCCTTTTCCATATCCTAATATACTCTATAAACCACAATAACCACCATCACACTCAGAAAAATCTTCATCAAACAAACTGAACTGAGAGTTATAACTTATTATCTCTCTATAACTTACGTCTGACCTAAAGTTCCCTTTGTTGCCTTCCTCCTGCCTTGCAAACCAGTCCATCTTCTCTGGATGCTTATCAGCCATATGTTTTAGAAGCATTGGTCCACGCCACCAACAGCCTATGCAGTTGTTCATATAGGAGAACCTCACTGGTTTGTCTTTCCAAAACTCTTCTATCGTGTCTTTAAATACACCATCTTGAATCAATGGGAAAGAAGGTTTGCAGTAGTCTATCACACCCCATCGGTTGCGAGTACCTGTCTTAGTTTTCCCTACTACAATCTTTACTTCTGTCATCCCACGCTCATTCAATTTAGATGTCATTGTTTTAGCTCGGGACTGTTCATTGGCTCTAAATCCAAACCTCATCTCAGCATCACCTTCAATGTTCTTGTAACGCCACTGAGCAATAGGCATAGTTTTCATATCTGTAGTACAGTACCTTGCTACTTTGTTTGGTAGGAAACCTCCGTGATTTTTGATGACCTCTTCAAAGGTAGGTCCTGTTACCCAATTAATCTCCTTGCCTATATACTGCTCAAGGTCAAGCATAGTGTATACAATAGTATCATCCTCTGCTGTTGCTATGAACGGAGCCTGTATCTTATCCTCTACTAACTTCCGTATCTTATCATCTTTAAACTTAGAGGACTGGTCCTCAGTTCTAACGAGAGAAAAGACATTGTAATCAGCGGGATACTTAGCAGCTATGTAGCTGCTTGTTTTTCCACCACTTAAACTATTTATTGTTTTCATCTAACAAATCAACTTCTATTTTATAAACCTTACTTGTACCATTACCTTCTATAACCAATCTTCCAGAGGAAGGGTTAAAGAATATGTACCTATCTGTACAGCCAGTGTAATCAGACACATCAAACTTATATAAACTACCGTTTATAGATATCCCACCATCTTCTTCAACAACAATGTTTAGAGCATCGTTTACATTGAAGCGAAGATAGGCCCTCACAAGGTTTGCGAAGGCCACTCTTCTATCACGAATTAGGCTGTGGATAGGCGTACTGCTTTTCTCCTCTGCTGTCAAGTTCATAGTATCTGTTTTTCATTTTGTCATAATATAAAGTAACGGTCCCAAGCTTACCAACAATCTTTGGTTTAGCCTTGACCACTGTAATCTCCACTTGGTTAGGTTCGTAAGGTACACCATTACCATCCTCTAATCCGTAGGGGCAACGCCATACATTAACAACCATCATACCTTTACGGCTCCATTGCATACCACCTGCTATGTCATTCATCGTAGGCTTATCAACATAGGGTACTCCATTCTTGTACTTCGCCTGTTGGTGTTTAGTGTGTACTGTTACAATGGTGTGGTAGTTCTTCTCTGCTGAGTGCTTACGCACTTTAGTAAGTACCTGCCCAATAGCAATATCATCACGCACACCAGCGGAAACATCTGTTCTAATCTCAGTGAATGGGTCAACCATACATCCATCAATAGTGATGAAGTTATCTTCTTCAATAGTCTCTACTGCTGTGTAGAATCCCTCAATGCTGAGGTCTTGTAGACCGCTATCAATTAAGTAGAAGTGTGAGTTGATAAACTCAATAGCCTTCTCTGTCTCCTCATCTGTAGCAGTGAGATGGTCATTGATTAGGAATGGCTTACGCAGATACACCCATAGCAATTCCGCAAACACCTCAGTAGGTGAGCCTGTCTCGGGAGTATATACTGCCCACTTCCAACCGCTAAACTCTGATAGGTTCATCATTAGTTCAAACCCGAACTGTGATTTACCTTGATGCGCCCCAGCATAGATGTATGTGGTGCTACCTTTCTTAACTGAATACTTGTCAAACAAGGAATCAAATCCTGTCCAAGCACCCTTCTTAACTCCTTCCTTGCGTAGTGTAGACAGTGAGTCTACTACGTCCTCTGCTTTGTAAATAATGTTTCTCATTGCTCTTGTTTTTTATTCTCCAAATTCTTTGCTGTAATCTTCCTCTTTATGTGAAAAGCTATTGCTTATTTCCTTACGATAGAACTCCTCTATGATATGGAAATCGTAAACGCTTTTACCTGTTGCTCCTACAAACGACATCATCTTTGCTATCATCTCGGGATTGCGATTGATGTGGTCAAGAGACTTTGCTCTTGTAACAAACTGAAAGGGTCTGTCCTTTGTACCTTGATACATATTGGTGTATCCGTTACCACGCTTCTTCTTCCAAGCAAGGCGTACACCAACGTCATAAATCATTTGTCCTTCGTCACTCATATTACATTTTTATTAATCGTAACCTTCTCTGATACTTACGGATAAGTAGTGCTGAGTTGGTCAGTTGTTTCTGTATGTCTTCACTCCATCCAAATCTACTGGCGTGTAGTGTTATGTTTACTTGGTCTATCATTAACATCTCCAAGTATTTCTGTATCTCTCTTATGTGTTTTCTTTTGCGTATCATTCCTCTTCTCTTTTTCCTGTTAGGTAAATCATTAATATGCTAACGGCAATCGTTAGTATAACTACCATCCACTTAAATTCTATCATCTCTCTTTGGTGTTAAAGGTTGTTGTTGCCCACACTTTAGATAGTTTATCAAAGGTGACAATAGTTCTCTTTTCATCCGTTGGGCAGAATGCTACCCCAATTTGCTTTTTCATTTCTCTTTGGTGTTAAAGGTTTCTAATATATGCAGAGCAAAGTCTGCCATCATATCATAATGGTAGTGTGCATAGGTTTGCCCTTCACTACGATTAGACTGAACAAAGTCATCAGTCATAGATAGAATCTTGTCGTGTGTATCAGTACCATATTCTTCTAATACTTTATCCCATTCCTCCTTCAGCACCTCTTTAGGTGTTGTCTTAACGATGTATTGCATCTCTTCAGCAAAGTCCCTAAACCCCTTCTTGTGTTCTAATTCGTGGGTTTCAATACATTGAATTATATCTGCTTCAAGTTCTTTAATTGCTATCACTTGAGATTCACACCACTCATCATCGCACCGCATACAATGCAGTTTACATTCATCAAACTGATGGTCTTGATAGTGTTTTTGTGCTACTTCTTTCGGTGTCATCTCTCTTTGGTGTTAAAATGTTCTACAATCAACTCAATCGCCATTCCTAAATCTTTAGGCTCTGCCATCTCTAAAGTATCATCACCTCTGCGCCACTTGTTGTGATTCTCAAGTAGTGTTACTGCTTCTTGTAGTGTCATTTTCGTTTGATTTTAATTACATAATTTATGTATTGAGGTCTATGCGAATGGCTGTACTTATTATAGGTAATGTATGAATTAATTATCTCCGTACCGCTTTCATTTACCCAATCTATAAACTCACTATGCTTCTTCATTCCATCAGTTCCAGTATGGAAAGATAACTCTCTAATCTCTGATTTGGTGAAGAATCGTTTTAGCCACTTCATTTCTCTTTTGTGTTAAAGGTTTCTTTAAAATAATCATCTGCTGATTTTTGAAAGCAGTTGCGTTGGTAGTCATCAGCAAACTCACACATCACCTCTTTCTCTTTCTCAAGTAGAGATTCAATCTTACGCTCAATCAATCTTGGCGTTTCTAAATCCATTGGTAGGGTTTTTCTAACCCATTCCAAAATTTCCTGCATTAGTGTTTTCATTTCTCTTTGGTGTTACAAGTTATTTCAAAAGGAGGGTCATATGGGTTTTTAGTAGTATTTGGCGTATGGTAGTGTATCTGTTCAGATAAAAGTATTACCGCCTCTTCTGCTGTGATATGGCTTTTCTCTATCAATCTTTGAACTATTTCTGCTTTACTCATCTCTCTTTGGTGTTAAAGGTGTCAAGCTATCGCCTGACAATGTATTATTAAAGGTCAGGTTATAGCCTTACTTGTATCATTATAGATACAAAAGTAATAGAGGGGCCGAAGCCCCTCATCACTATTTAGAATGGCATATCATCACCATCATTCACAGCTTGTGCCTTCGGCTTACCTGTGTA